AAGTTTGAGGAGGTTCTCGTTTATGCGCTACATATCAATGTCGTCCCTGAGCGAATGACTATTCGTCCCAAGGCCGAAGTGATAGCAAAGTTAATTGAATTTTCAATTGACTATGATAATTGGCTATCGTCTTTCGAGACCATAGCAATTACGACTACAGGTCAGATGATGGGTGACCCCACATCCTGGCCGGTCCTACCTCTCCTCACATTATATTGTGCGGAGAAAGCTTCATTACCACCACCGATAACGTGTGGTGATGATGGAGTTGTAGGCGGTTTAACGACCGCTAAGAAAGAGAAATTTGATAAATTACTCTTATCTTTGGGGGGCCAACTTAGTATTGCTAAGTCGTACCTCCATGACACTCGGTATTTAATGACCGAAGTCCCATATGATAACCATAAGGAAATTCCTTATGAGTTATTATCCTTTTGGGTCGCCCCACCAGGTGGTTCGAAAGGAGAATTACATTGGTACAATCTTCCTGATTGTTACCAAGGTTTTCTTCTTGCTAGAAACCGAGATCTCTCTCGATCTGAGCAAAGAAGTCATGGACTTTGGAATTATTCAAAGTTCCATTTCGAGTGGGAACTAGCTCATTACCTGGGCTTACCCCTCGGAGCTCCGGGATTTATGGGAGGGATTTCCCATCCATATTATCCCCGATATCCGCGCAACGCTCAAGCTTGGGCGGATCATCTCGCGCAAATGAAGGTTAAAGACCTTCTTTTGTACGGGGGTTTATCTCTTGTCCCAAAACAAGGTGACAAACGTTTGTCTAAGCAATTAGAGCTTTTATGGCCTAATTTCCAAGACAAGCTCGGCCAAGAGGGCGAGCCGATTGAGAGATTTTTAGCAAAAGTCTCAAATCCAAGGACTATTACTAGCCTTTATACACGTGGTTTTAGACCCGTGCTGCAAAGACCGAATATCTCGGCCATTGCATCTAAATTTAATAGGAAGATTCAAAAGAGGATTCCTACTAAAGTTAGAGTTCGACCTTGGGCCTTGGAACAAGACTTAAGATCGAAAAGGGAAAAGAAAATCGATTTTCCCTTGGACGCAATGTTTCGTTGCCGTAACTTTGGTTATGGAACGCATACTGCGCCTATATTTGAGTTTCCCGATCCGTTTATCAAACGGTATTGGGATGCTCGTCTACTACGTGGTGTAGGAGACAGCTTTCCCGGGTAGATAAACCGGGCGCTTACTGGTTTCCAGTAAGTGGAGGAAGGAAAACCTACCAAACCCCTGTTGACCAAAGGAG